GGTCAGGCAATCGATGTTGTTAATGAGCATGAAGGAATTGATTTTCAACCTCAAGAAACTGAAGTCGAAACATCAACGTACACTGATGAAGAGTTGCAGGAATATCAGAAGTGCCTCGATGCGAAAGACTTCTATAATCTTGTGCCGTTGATTAAATCACTTGATGTTCAGGCGCAGATTGATTTGAAGAAGTTCTGTATGCCTGTTGCGGAACGTGGAAAGAAGGGAGCGCAGAACACGCAGTTCACTCAGGACTTCCAGCACGCTGAATCATTACTGGAGGACATGAAGAACGCGTTGCTTGATGCACTTGCTGTTGATGATGATGGAGCGATTTATGATTGCACCACCAATATTTCAAAATGGACTTTTGCGTACTTAACGCAAGGTCTTGACTCTGAACACTTAGCAACCATTAATGCTGTGATTGATGCGGCAAAGGAGGAATAATGTTTAGGAAATGTGAAAGATGCGGGAAGAAATACCAGCCTACTGGACGCAGGCAATTATATGATGAGAAGTGCAGGAAGATTGTGGAAAAGGAATACCAGAAAAATTATCAGGAAAATTACAAGCGTCCAAACCGTGATGCGTTGACCTCTGGTCAGCCACCACTTAAAGCAAACTTAAATAGCAATAGTCTGTTTTTTACATAAGACTAAAGATGTAAGCGCCACCAATAAAGAGCGCGCGTTCTAGCCAAGTTTTTACGGCATTGAATGTGCGTTCTTTTCTCAAGGCTAATTCCAGCCTGTCGATAGACCTCTCCTTTTTAGCCAGCGCAACTTCATTGTGCATCATGGCATCCACCAAACTGTTATAAGCCTCTACCCGAATAACGTCCTTAGAATGACTGAGAGAGTACAATTCAAATAAACTGCGTTTATCGTGCTGGTTTTGTCTCAGGTCAGCCACTGACATGGTGCATATACCCTTGTTTTCGTCACAAACAAGAGATTCTAGCCCCTTTACTGGGTACTTATGGAATTGGGGAGCATCTATCTTGAATTGCTCTAGTCGGCTTGATATGGCAGCAAAATCGTCCTGTGGAGGATTCTGTGTACATCCTGTGATTAATGCTGTGAGTAGAATTAAACTACCAATCTTTTTTTGCATCTTTCACCACCTGATTTAATGGTGTCGTGTCATCTGGCTCAGACTCGATTATCACCTTGATTCTTTCCTCGTTCAGCTTGTCCACTTCCATCTGCTCCTGCTGTGACCTATCCAGATATACCTCTGCTTGATTCTCGTGCGTTTCTGCATCCCTTTTAAAATTACTTGATTCCTTCTTCGCCTCGTCACTACCCATTCCAAGCAGCGCAAGCAGTCCACCGAGAGCGACATCACCAATGAGCCAGTAAGCAATTGCCACCAGCACCAAAACCATAACTAAGAATAACCACTTATTCATAATCCAAACCTCGTAACGTCCTCTTCATCTCCAGCCTCGTTGATTACTTTCTGCACCAGTTCTTTTTGTGTCAGCAGTTTATATAGTGCTTTTGCGAGTTGCTTGTATGGCAACCATTTGAGTAGTGCGTCAGGATTCTTGCCGTAGGAGTACATGACGAAGAGCATGACTATTATAATTTTAAACACGATATGATTTGCAATTGGTGTCAGAACTAATGCAGCAACATAGCACTCAGGCTGAATATAAAAATCAAACCCTATTAGACCGTGGATAATCCCCCTCAGTGAGTAGAGTGACGCAACACCAAGAAGACCTGACATCGCTATCCCATACAAGAAGACATGCTTGTCATCGAGAACAAATATCTTACGCATCGATGCAATCATAAATATTGTTCCAAGCACTGCAACGATTGCTGGTGAACCTATTAACAAGGCAGTGTGAATCTGCTCAGTAGTTTCCATCAATTGGAATTGTTGCCACTTGGTTATTTCTTCGACCACTTGCTGTTGCATAATATTTCCTTATTATTTTTTTAGTGGATAAGTTTGTTGTTACGAATCTCTAACTCAAACTGCTCTACTCCATCCAAGTACGCCATGAATATTCCATACGCCTGTTTGCTTCTCCAGATTGCTGGAATATTTTCATCACGGTTTAATCCCACTCCAACACATCCCAAGATGTCATGCAGGTAGTTAGCAATATGGATGAGGATATGAGTACGATTTTCAACGTCTGTGATTTCATACGCTGGGTAATTTCCTTTGTTGTACCTCGTAAGATTGCAAACATAAAGACCTTCAGGAATGCATGAGACTCTTGGCATATTATCCAAGTCAGGTAGCTCGATGGTTTGCAGCTTCATGTGCCTCGACTTATTAAACAGTTCACCGAGCGTTACAACCTCTGTCATATAGTCTCGGTTAATAAATAATTTTTCCATTATGTGTTGGTTAGCCACTTCCATACTTCTTTGCCATGCTCGACAAGAATATAAACTGCCCCCACTAATGTAGATGCAAAGATTATCCATTTTCTCATGATGCATATAAACCAATTCAATGCCTTGCTCATTAATGTAATGGCGCTGAGTGCCTTGAGGAAATCGACTAACTGCGCTTTCAATGACTCTATGTCCTCGGTTAGTTCTGCGAATAGAACCTTTAAATCCTCTACCGCTTTTGAGACTGCGTTGATATTGTAGTCCTGAGACAGTTGATGCTCTTTTATTTCTTTCTGTGTTTTGACTAATTCCTCCATTATGCTGCTACCTTCATGGAGCATATCGTCATGCACCCGCCTTTGATGTTCAAGTTTCTCAATACGCAGAAGCATAAATTTCATTTCCTCGCCATCTAACATTTCGCTTTTCCATTTTTGGTTATTATCGAATGTGTTTAGTTGAGTCCTGCTGCTAATATAAATACACCAAAGACAAACCCCCTGCTTAATTCCATAACAACGTGTTTATCATCATCGGTGTGGTAATACTTTTGTTTACGGTAGGCAAACCATGCTGTGAATGGGAAAGCTATTGCCATAAATGAAAATGCAATCAGTGAAATATAAACAGTGTAACCAAGAAAGTGACATGCAACAGGAAGCAACGTGCAACCAAGACCATAGACAAAACCACGCATTGCTAGTCGTGGCATTAGGTGTTCTTCCTCCAACTTCTTCCCAGAGATTTCATCAATCAGTGGAGTCCAGTTTGGCTTCTCGCCCAACCAAAATAGTATTGAAGTGGCAATGGCAATCTTCCAGTCACGAGTCAGGTAATAACCTGCGATAAAACCATAAGCAAACTGACTGACCTTTCTTAAAATATCGTAGGGCAACTTACTGCCTTTGACATAGAACAGAAAACCACCTCCCCAGATACGGGAGAAGAATGCAAACCAAATTGGAATTAAGAAATTCACTTAGAATGCTTCGCCTTAACTGCTAAACAATCAGCTCTATATTTATCAAGCGCAACCGTATCTTCTTTAACCCACGCATCGAGATAGTCTGTCATTGGCGGGTATTCGTTTGCTCGTTTATCAATGTAAGCTGTCGCATCTAAGTGTGCTTGGAACTCTGCATCAATAGCGTCACACGCTGCTTGGTCTAATACGATTGAATCAGGGAGTTGAGTTATCTCACCACCTCTCGTACAGATACCTTCGGTGTTTGAATACTTCCATGATAATGCTTCTGGATTCTTGATTGTTAAACTCATTGACGACTCCTTTTTTTATTTAACATGGTTGCTGAATTGTTTTTGCCAAGAACTATTTTGAAAACAGTTACGCTTGTTGTTTCGTCTTGCTTAAAGTTTTCTACAATCTTTATCTTCATGGCGTGTACTCCGTGATTGTTATTGAAGTTGACCCTGTGCCACCAGCATAAGGATTGCCGTTAGAACCATTGAAGGATGTTGTTCCACCTGTCGCTCCTCCACGAACAGTGAAGGTAGTAGCTGATGTTGTTCCCGCTACCATATAATGAACAAAAGAAAAAACATCTCTATACGCCGCACCGCTTTTATCACTCCCCACTGAAGCTATCGCGTCTGCTGTAGAGTCTTGAAACAGAGCAACAGTCTTTGAGGATATGGCGTCAGAATTAGAAAGCTGAACAGTAACTTCAATCTTTAAAATGTTTAATGCGTTCTTTGGTGTAATGGCAAGAGACAAACATTCAATACCTTCGGTTATTTGCGGGATAGTGTTATCAACTGGGATTGCGGTTGTTCCTGTTGACAAAGAGCCATCTGTCGAATTAACAACCTGAACAACTCTTTGTTCTGCGCTATCAGCAACAACAATGTCGTTACCTGTATCGTCCGTGAACATTAGTTTGTTCGGCGTTGAGTCATCTACCCATATTTGTCCATCACCCGCTATGTCAGCATCGGCAGCAGCACGTTCAGTCAGATAAATATTTCCATCTCCTGTTACTTTACTCATTTAGGTATCCTCGCTTTAATCTCTGCCACTTTTTTTATTTCAGCGTCAAGACCGTTTTCAATAATGCGTTCTAATTGTTCAGCAGGAGTACCGTATTCTTTTATGCGTTCTTGGACAGGGTCTTTCGCGTTAATATCCCATGAGTCTACAACAAGTTGTGCAGCGTCTTTCTCTGCTTGTGTTGCTTCATCTTTGAAGTCTATATTTACTGTCGATAAGTCATTTTCTATTTCTATCGAAACACTGTTAATAGGGCAGACCAATCTTATTGCTTTATCTAATAAACCTAACATTTTACCACCCCGTTTATTCCTGTATGGTATGACTGAGAATCCCCTGCTTGTCCTCGCCATGTAGTAGTAGTTCCTCCACCTGCACGTTCTAAAAGAGCAAGGTAGTGTCTACCCTCTGCTAGTGTGTTTTTGTAATGAGCGTTGATTTCGTTAAGTACACCAGATGTAGGAACTTGGCAAACTCCAAAGGTTGCATTCTGTGATGCAGATGTAGTGGAATCTTCACCTATCGCTGTCCCGATTAAAGAATTAACCACCGTGGTTGACCCTATTGCCAAAGAGTCCGCTCTAATAATGTCCTCTGAAACACCTATTACAAAGTCTAATTGAATAGCAGTATCAGAGTTCCATTGTCTCCATGTGTAGGTAGCTGCATCTGTCCAAGACGAAGTTGTTGGGTAGTACGCCATGTGTTTTTCAACACGATTGTAATAATTCCAAAGGTGTCTAAACGCCTCTGCGTCATCTACTTGGCTTACTGTCTTAGTACGTGCTGTTCCTAAATACCTCCAATCGGTATTGCCTGTTTGAACTAATACACCATCTTGATACGTTAATGCTGTTGCTCTTGTTGTGTCGTTAGTCCAGTTCGATGTCACCAGTTGCGGTACGGCTGAGTTCCAATCAAGAAAAATATCAAAGACCTGATTCGCTGATGCAGGTACTGCTACTGATAATTCCGTAGTCTGAACCATCTGCCAGTTACTACCGTCATAGCAACCTATTGAGTTACCCTTGTAAGGTGTCATATAGATTGTTCCCGCAGCATTTACATCTGCTGTGGTGACTGGTGTTCCTGACGTTAAAGTTAAACGGAAGTCGTTTGTGCTTGCTATACTTGCGGCAGTTATACCACCTACAGACGTTCCATCTGCTCTTGTGTAACTCACGCAACGCCATACACTCGACCCGATATAAACAAATATTCCTATATCGCCTGCGGCAGTGGTGATGTTTGCTGCGCTTGGCAATACCAAACTTGCGCTATGGGTTAAAGTCAAAGCACCATCGAACTGCAATACTTTTATATGCGATGTGTCATTCGTGGGTGAGGCTAAACTTTCTACTGTGTTCGTGCCTGTAACATCGTGTGTCAAGCCAGCAATATCTACCAGAAGTGACGCTGCTGATGCTACATCTGCACCAACCTCACCTTGCGTTTTAAATCCTTTAAGGTGAGACATGAGTTTTCGTATCGCGTTATTAATTCCTGATGGCGCACAATTTTCATCGATGTCAACACCACCAATATCAGTGTTATTTCCTTCTGAAGAATCGTAACTCGCTAAATTGTCTTTGGGCATCTTAGCCTCCTGTCTGCTGACCGAGCATGTACGCTGGCAACATTGGTAGTATGTTTTTATTTTTACCCATAAAGCCTTCTAGTGAGCGATTCATTAATGGGAATGGATTTAGTGACGCAGGCGCACCACCAGAACTTAATATCCTAGAAATTTCTTCTGGATTTTGCATCATAAGTATACGACCAATCTCATTTCTAATTGGCTCAACTGCTTTTGATTTATCACCAGACATAAATTGGAATGCTGCGTTTGCTGCACTTGTTGGCGCATCGCCAGCAATGCCTTCAATGTCTTCTTTGATTTGTTGTCGTGGCATTGTTCTTGAATTATAAATCATTCTATTCATGTCAGCCTTTTCACCAAGGACTTCTATGTTGGTCACAAAGTCATCAAGTTGTTTTGGGTCATCGAATATTGTCCCAAGTTTCCTTTCAACATCACCACGAGTAAAAAAGCCTGAAGCATCACCAGTTTTTTTGTATCGGTCTAGCTTGTCTCGTATTGCTCGTGCAACACCCATCTTATAGAACAATTTGTCTGATGCTGTTGAACCATCCATTAACTCATCGATGTCATCAACGTCCATCTTGAAAAAATCCCTACCAGCTTTCATTGAGTTTTTGGTTGCTTCATGACCTGCCCATGCGCTTCGTGCCGCACCATACTCAGGCACTGCTTCGTCAGCCAATGTTAGCATGTGATTTTTTAATCTTATTAACTCTCTGCCATACGGTGACATTTTTCCTTCTTTTAATTCACCGAAGATAATTTGGTCTAATCCTTTTTTAATATTATCTACTTCATCAACGCCGTAGCTTACAGCAACGACATTATCACCATCTGCGTTTTGGTTAAGTAATTTTTTAAACACTGCTCTGTTTGTTCGTGCGAATTTGTTTGCCAGTGTGAATGCTTCGTCAGGCAGGCTTAACAATATCTCATCAATCTCCGAACCTTTAAAATCAAAGCCACTTTCTCTTGCTTGCTTGTACAGTGGCGCTGCAACCTTTTGCTGCTGTGTCGTCAAGTCCTTGAGTAGTTGCTTGTTCATAACAGCACCTTTAGTGCCTAGCAATCTGGACACCAATGAGTTTACTTGTGAACTCTGCATTTTTACTCTTTCTTCAAGAAATTCTTTTGATGCTACTGCTGCGCTGTTAGGACTGTTAGCAATGTAGTCCATTAGCCCACGAATATTATCCTTGCCTGCATCTGCAAGGACTGCATCATCACCAAGATTATTTAGTAGTTTAACTGCGTCATCTGGAGACATCCCATCTCTTTCAAAGTAGCGCACCAATTCATTTACCGCTTCTCTTGTAGGATTATCGAATTTCTTATACATAGAGACAAACGGTGATGCTATTTTCCCGCCAACATATTTTGTAAAGTCTGTTGCCAAAGGAAAACCAAAGCCAAACAATGCGCCAGTGATTCCACCACCAACCGCACCCTGTAATGTTTCTCCAGTGTCTGCTTCTCCAGCACCAAACATAGTGCCACCGATACCGCCAATGGTTGCACTCTTTTTAAGTCTGTTCATGTTGTTGAGAGCGTTGAGCATCTGCCCACCTTTTGCGGTTGCGTTCATTAAACCACCAGTCGCAATAGTTGTTGGCACTGCACCAAGCACATTTAAACCGACAGCAGTCAAAGGATTTTCTTTTCTGAATACCTCCTGTCTTTCTCTGTACGGTGCTGCTGATGCTGCCCGATACTCTTCATCGGTTTCATTTTTTCCTCGCGCCATGCCGTATGGGTATGGCAATGCTCTTTGTGTTGCGCCAAAGATTTCATCTGTCCACCCACCAGTAATGCCCGAACCAAACTCCATTATGCCTCCAACAATATTGCTAGATTCTTTCGCTACCTCTTCAGGTGAAACTTCTTCCACCATTCCTGCTAATTGTTTTGCTCCAGTTCCCATGTCATTTTGCCTTTGCTGGTTTGATTCTGTAATAGAGTCCATCGTCATCGAGGAACAAAGTGCCAACTGGCTTGGTTTTCATTATTTCTAACCAGTTATCAGTTTTGTTTCCATCTTCATCGAAGCCGTATTGAAGTACACCCATTGAGCGCAGGCTATCATCAAATTGATACGCCTCGCCTGCTCCACGCTGAACACCTCGTATAGCCATCATCCTCGCTCGTGCTTTGTTTGCAATTTCTTTTTCGTCTGCGTTTGGCGATGGGAAGAAAGTTGTAAACTCTCCTGCTGACTCATTCTCTCCAATGGTTGCGCCAGAGTCCTTTCTTAACTTCGCTCTAATGAATTGCATTGCTTGCTGTGCATACTGTTTCTCTTCGCTTGATAAACCTCTGCCGTAGAGCATTTGCTTGCCTTGCGCTATTGTTCCTGTTTCACCTAACGCTAGTATATAAGCCTTGAGTTGATTAGATGGTACTAGCTTGTCATTCCCACTCTCATGGATGCCTGCTTCAGCCTGAACCATTGCATTTGCAAAAGCAGTGTCTTTCTTCATTGACTCTGACCAGTTCTTGGGATTACTCATGTCTGCTGGTGTGCCTTTAATTGCTGACATCCCAAGCCCATCAACCTTATAGTTCTGAGGAACATTTGTTGGCATTGGATTTCTTCTTGCTACAACATTTCCATTTGAGTCGTATTTGACTGGCTGAGTGTAAGCAATGCCATCTTGCATGTACTCTTCATCTCTCCAGCCTGAGTCGTTTATTTTTTTCTCTTCCTCTTTGATTCTTAATTTTTGGTTAACGACTGACTCTGGAAGGTATCCTGCTGGCTTGCCAATGTAGGGTGTTCCATCGGTGTACAAGGTTTTTTCTGACTGCTTATGAAAACCAAACTGCTTCCCAGTCTGCGGGTCAACACTTAAGTTCTCCCACTGAAGTTGATTTTTTTGTTTGTTGATTTTTTCTAACGCATCTAACTGCATCTCTCTGCCTTTCATTACAGCACCAGCGTCACCACTAGACATTAATTTCTGAGCCAGTGCGAGTTGTTGTTGCAGCGACTGCTCGTATGCGCTCCCGCCTTGATTAGCTGTAGGCGCTTGATTGCCCTGCATCTGTGGCAGTGCTGCTGGATTCATTGGCATTGGAGCATTAACGCCTACTATACCAGCGCCCTGTAGCTCAGTTGGCTGGTATGGAGTTGCTGGTATTTGCTGTGGTGTGTTTTGTTGCGGAGTCCCACCACCACTATATGCTTTTGCCATCGCTTCCTGTGTTGCGAGTTGCTTTTCATATTCTTTGATTTTCATCTGCTGAAGTTTCATATTCATATCATCGACCAACTTCTTCTGCGCTCGGTCTTCAACACTGTTTTGATAATTAACTCCCGCCATCATTCCTTGCAGTCCCATGCCTAATGGATTTGCTTGACCAACAGGCTGACCTCTTCGGTTGCCTTGAATCATTCCTGCTCCGAATAAAAATGCAGGATTCATTAATGCGTTTGTGTCCATGTGCTATACCCTTTTGTTCATTAATGCGTATGGATTATTTTGTGGAAGTCCAAGCAGTCCACGCTGTTCAAGTTTGTTTTCAAAGAATCGATTGCCGTTTCTGTTCTGGCTTATGTAGTCACCGAAGTCCTGTGATTTTGTTGTTGCCCATTCACCCTGACCTTCGTATGGATTTTGCAGATTGGTATAGTCACCAGTTTCTGGCAGTGGCTCACCTGATGAGCTACCACCTCCACCTCCACCACCCATGCCACCACCACCAGCACCGAATAAGTTTGATAGTTTGCTCCCAGCACTCGCGCCTGCTTTGGCTTTATTCAATACACTCACTGCTTTATCGAGAGCAGAGATTGGTGTGTTAACGCCTAGACCAAGTGCTGCCTGACCCACTAGATTTCCGCTTGCCCCAAGTCCTGCCATTGAACCAAGACTCGACCCTTGAGACAGTGCGCCAGCGAATGGTGACGCTGCGTTGTAGCCTGATATTCCTGAGAATGCGTTACCTGCTGCTGATAGACCGTTGCCTGCTGCTGCTGCTGCTGGTGCTGCTGCGCCTGCGCCTGCGCCTGCGCTTGCTGCTAATGGGAAAGCCGAACCTAGCGCACCAATACCACCCGCGAATAATCCCATCATGCCTAATGGCGATATGCTAATGCCTGTACCCATGAATCCGCTACGATGGTATTTTCTGTCCCCGCTTTCTGCTGCGGTTTGAAACTGTTCCATCGGTGACCAATCACCAGTTGACTTTCCGTAGTCTAAAAGTTGCTGGTATTGTTTTTGCGCTTCCGCTTCACCGATGCCACCGAGCGTATCGTATGCGCCCCAGTTTTTCATGCTGGTGTATGGACTTGATGGATTGTAACCCGCATCAATTAATTCGTTGTATTTGTTGCGGTTAGCGTTGGTATAATTAACGTCTGCCAATTCTTGCTGTAGCGCTTGAGGGCGATTAGTCCATCCTGTGTTTGGCTGATTATCAATATCCCATTGAATTTCTTGTGCAGACCTCGCCCCCACGTTTTTACCTGCGGGAGAATATGGGTTTGCTTGTTGTTGACCTTGAATTGGCATAATTAATTCTCTATATAAATCGACATTCGTTTTTTAACATTCCGTAAGCGATTAAATCATCGCCGTCCATTGCTTCTCGAATAACACCCTCTTTTATAAAGCCTAAGTGTTCAGCCATTTTTATTGCTGTTGTATTTTTACTAGCGATGTTCGCAGTAATTCTATTAACGCCCAACTGAACAAACGGATAATGAAACCATGCGTGTAGAAAAGATTTAGTTAGCCATCGTTTGTTAGGATTAGCACCGATGTGAATCTCTATACTTTCACCAGTGAATCTTTCGTACAATATTCCTGCTTGTATTACTCCGTTCTTTATAACTGCAATTGCTGTGTAACGAAACAAATCAGATGGAACACTTGTTGAGTTAATCGAAGCAAGGACGTACTCAGCTATTTTTTCCTTTGGCTCAGAGACAATAGCGATTGTTGTTTTTTCTTTAACCGAACAGTCCAAGTCCACCACCAAGTGCGCCAAGACCTGCGCCAATCCATGGTGCGTATTTATTATCAGAGAATGCTTCTCCCAACCCATAACCCATTGCACCACCTCCGATAATGTTTGCGCCTGTGCTGCCACCTGATGTTGGTGATGTGCTTTGTGTCGTACCGTAACCTGATGAACCAAGCCCACTGATTAATGATGAGTAATTTGCTAGTGCCGACTCATCTTTGTTCTGTTCAAAGTTGTGGCGATTCATTGCCTCATCGATGCCGAGTTGAGTTTGTCCTTGGTACGCCTGACCTACTTGACCAAGCTGTTGAGCGTCTGCGTATTGCATACCCTGAACCTGTGGTGCGAGTGCTAAACCTCTCTGCATGTTTTGGCGTTCTGCATTGTAGTTTTGGAATCTAACATTGCCTGACATATCGCCAACTTTATCTGCGACTGTATCAACGAAAGCATTTGAACCGAAGCGACCTCCCTTTGCAAAGTTGCTACCGACTGCTTGGTTAATATCACCAGCAGCATCGTTGACCACTGTGTTGATGTAAGGATTTGAATCACCAAGGTACTGACCGTTTAATGTTTTGCCTAACTCTAATCCAGCTTGTTCTGCAATAGGATTGTTCCGTGCAGTGTGTTCCATCATCTGCATTGCTTCTATTGTTTGTGGTGACCAATCTGCGTAGGTCTGTCCACCGTAATAGCTTGGCATTGAGTTCTGATAGTTGTTCTGAGCATTCGCATATATGTCTTTCATATATGGCTGTGCTGATGCCCAAGGCTGGTTTACTGTTGTGGTTGTTTCCATAGTGTTGACCTTAGTTTGCGTTTAGTGTCTGACCGATTGTAATGTAGCTGAAAGTTCTGTCTGTCTGTGCATTGTTTGCATGAGTGATTGTAAATTGCTGACTTCTTGGTGCGATTGCTGAAACGTACATCCCGCCTGCTGCCTGCTCTGCTGCTGCATTAGCAGTCTTTGGCATGAATAGAATAACTGAATCCTTGCCCACTCTTCGATTCTTCACAACTGTTGTCGCTGAGTTTGCTGTCAGTGTGCATACTGCATTAACTGCAATATTTCCTTCGTCATTCTGGTTTATAACTTGCGCTATACGCCTGAAGTATTCCTCTGGATTATGCCAAACTGTTTCTATTTTCATGCTGTTGTTGTGTTTCTTTTCTTAAATAGATTGGACATCAAGTCGCTGCTGTCTATTTGTTTTGGGTCAAAGACTGCATCTTTAGACCTTAATTGGTTTGGCTTGAATGGTATGACATGCTCAGTGCCTTCATGAATCCCATCCATTGCATTTGCTCTGCCTGAACCATAACCCCATTTGTTATATGGTGCTTGGTCAATAAAGCCATCAAAGCCAGCATCCTCAAACGCCTGTCGCATCACTTCGTTTAGATTCATGCGTCCTGCATCATCATACGAGTCCATCATGCTCTCTGACCCTTTAATAATTTCTACGATTCTATCTGCATCAAGCCCACCATCCATGCCTTCTTCCATTATTGTGCTTATGGCATCGTTTGCGTCATCACCCACCTGACTTCTTAGTGACTCCATTAAGTCAACCAACTTACCTTCTGGCTCTTCTGCGTATCTAGCTTCTAACGCTAAGTCTTCTGCAATGTCCATATCCCCACCAGCCTCATCAAGAAAGTCTTTCGGGTCATATTCTGGATAATCCATTTCAATAAACGTTTTCTTATCGCCACCAACATAAACTGGATTCTCGACTCGTGCTTTTAATTCCAATACTTGCTCTTTGTTTCCATAGAGTTCAGCCTTTGCAGCTTCTCTAGCTTTATCCATATCGCCATAGGTGTCTTCGAGTTGCTCTGCTCTCATTTCTATTTTCTGAGTCAAGTCTTGCCCATCTATACTTCCATAGTTTGAGTTTGCATCGTCCCATGTGTTCGTTGTGTAGATTCCTGCGCCCATGTCTGACTCAGGATTAGCAAGCCCCAAGTCAAATTCGTTAATATCTTGAGTAGTGCCATGATATACGTCACGGTTAAACCCCATTTCTTCAGCACGTTTCATCCTTGCTGCATCATCCATCGGCAGACCGAGTGCGCCTTTGGTTTCGCTGTTCATTACCCCATCGTCATCAAATATAATAAGCTGGTCTTCTTCAGGCACATCGTAGTCCTGCCAGAATGGGCGCTCTACTCTTTGCTCTGGCGTTAAGTCCATGCGCTTCTGCACTGTTCTAGCCTCGACTTCACCAGAAAGTCTTTTGTATGCCTCATATGGGTCAAGTTGATTCGCAAGAATATCATCTTCCTGCGCCTTCAGTAGTTCCCATGCTTTTAGCTTGTCTAGTTCTTCTGGTGTTACATCCCAATTTATATTTAATTTGTTCTGCACAAAATATGGGTCAAAATCCAGCTTCTTCACTTCTTTTCTCACTGCGCCTAATGCGTCCATATCCACTCTTGGTGCGTTATCTAAGCTCCCTCCTCTAGCGAATCCTTCTTTTTCTTGGATGGAATGTTGTAATTCGTGTAATCCTACTGACCTTGCTTCTGTGCTGTTTGGCGCAGATATATTTATTTCTGGCTCATTGCCGAAGTAGTCTTTTGTTGTTGGTGTTCCCCCTGTATATGAACCCGATGAACCCCTTGGTTCATACTCAAGAGTTGTTAGTGGGTCAGTGTTATATGCTTTTTTTAACTCTGGGTGGTCAAGCACTTCGCTTGTGTCTAAATAATATGCTCTCCCTTCGCCTTTTGTGTCGAAGAAGTCTTGTGCATCTGGTGTCATTTTTGAGCCACTATCATCAATCTCAAACTTCCACTGACCATCAACGCCTTCAAACCAGCCTGTGTCTTTCCAGATTTGTTCTCTTGGGATTCCTTCGGCTTGCATTGCTTTGGCAGTGTCTAATTTGAGCGTGTCGGCATTCTTTGCCAAGACACCACCCAAGATGCCTCGTTCTTTAGGAAACATCCTTGCTGCGTCTGAGACTTCTCCTGCGACTTTGTTTGTTGCGTGAAGCAAGCCAACTGCTGGTGGCACAAACGGCAGCAAGCCCAGTGCTGCAAGTCCTGCATTTCCCCATGTCCTTGATTCTGGCTCTTGGTAGAACATCCGAGCATCAGCAGCAGCACCAAGAATATCGCCTGCAATTGGTATTGGTGATGATGCAAGTGCAACCTTGTCCATTAGATGCAGGTTATTCCAGAACCTCTTGCCAACTGCTTTGGAGTCATCCCATCCTTGCTTGTAGCCAGTTCTGGGAAATAAGTTCAATCCTTCACTCATTAGACCACGCTACTCCCTTCAATTTCTATATCGACACCAGTGATGTAATTAAAATCACCAGTCGTTGTTATTCTTGCTCGTGCGTACTTGCCATCAATCTGAAAGTTTGCGCTGCCGCTTCTGCTGTTCACTGGTTTGGTTGCTGACCATGAGACTGTTTCGTTCTGCTTATCGCGCACACCTACTGTTACTGACGCTGTGACTGCATTGCCATCAACTAATGGCTCAACACCTTTAATTTTTGACCTGCGCCCCTCAGTCAACTGTAGTTCTTGAGTTGTGACTGTTGCGTCCTGTGCTGTACCAGTGAATACGCCTTTCTTAAATTCTGTATCATAAACAGATAACGAAAGATTCTTAGTCTTCCATGCGCTTGCATCCAATGAACTTTCTAATGTGTCAATGCTTGCTGAAAATGAATCAAGGTCTTCGAGTGTGTAGCCTTCCTGTGGCGCACTGAATATCCAATCAAGACTATCAACTGCCGTTGACCATTTGTCGTTCAGGTAATCGTAAATAATAATTGAGTCTGGTTGTCCTCCTGCTGATGCAGTCGAAGGATAAATCCAAAACACTAAACTGTTTCGTGGGTCACTCGCACCAATCACTCGATGAATATAATTTTCATTAACTCGACCAAAGAAATATTTATTTACCTTGTTCTTGCCGATGTCTTTTATCTGTGCCCCATCAATCAATTGGTAGAATGCATCTTGTCCAATGAAGTGACTGATGCGCCCTTGTTGAGTTAGTGAATTTTTAAACAACAATCCAATTGATGGTAATACCTCTTTAAACTCAAAGATTAAAGGTGAGCCAACGTAAGTCATACGCCATATACTAAATTCAGTGAATATGTTTCCATACTCTCCACCAGTGATACCGCGAATTTCTCCTGACCCTGTTTCAGAATCGGAGAAGAGTTGCTGACTGTCTGACTGCGTATCTGCGTCTGGTGTCCAATCGGTTTGGTCATTGATTGCTGACCATCTAACGAAGTCTGGTTTGACAGCGCCATCGTTTATGTTCGCCATGACCACAAAGTTATTGATGATGGTTACGAACTTAGCTTTTGGTGGACTGCCTGCCAAGTCTGCAAAGTTAGCGCCACCAAGCGCAATTGATTGCGTTGCTGTGTTTATGTTTACCGCTATTAACGTATCACCCCACTTTACGAAATTCCAGCTCTCTTCGTCACCTAGTGAGTAGTTGCCTGCCTTGGAAACATCGGTATGTACTGCGCTATCTAACTCATACAAATAGGTTGCCGTTCCTGCGTAGGTGTAAACAACACCGTTTGAGTCTCTGACCGCTATTGCTCCACGACATCGAGCATCAATTGCATCTGACACTTGTGTAATAGAGTTAAGTGAATCGTACCCCCTCGCATTCGGCACGACATTCTGTGCTACCTGTGCGCCACCACCAAGTGCTGCTTGGTCTGGAGTGTACTCTGGAAATTCTAATTTCATTGGACTTTTAATATATTAAATTTTTGTCTTGGCGCAATATCTGTTCGCATTTTCTTCTTGTTCTTGGTTGCCCGATTGTTAAGTGCGTCCAGTGTTGTCTTTGCGAGCAATGCCCATGTCTGTATTCGCTTATCATCATTAATAAACGGTGCTGAATGCATTGCTGCTGTGTAGACGTATAAGTTCGGATAGTTGGTTAGAATGTCATTGGTTAAGTCAGTCTCTAGGTCTAGTCTTTTCCAATAGGTCATTGGATAAACTAAAGAGGCTGGTGCAGTTCTGTCGAACTCTATTCTGCTTGTTAATGCATAGCGGTTTGTTGAACCATCCACGTTTGAGTAGCGAAGACTTTCAATCTCGTCCATTGTCAACTCTTGCATTGGTGTGCCAAAGTTGTCAGTGAATGATATTACGTTCATAAAGCCTGCTGGCAATGGCACATATTTATTTGTTGGAGATGGATTAATATCAACCGATTCCATTAGCTCTCGTGCATTCAGATTAAGATTTAAATCAACCTCTGCCATCTTGATGAAGTCAGGTATATAAGTCGTAACGTCTGCGTCACCTTCTCGCGTTAGCAATAACGCAAGGTAGGTTTGTAGTTCAGTGTAATTAGTTATGCTCATGCTGCGCGTTGACCTTTATAATTAAAATGCTCCATGTAACTTCCCGCCATCTTTTCTATTCGGTGCGCTTGGTATGGTTTCAATACTTCTCTCCACTTGCTTCCACCGTTACCAAAAAATCCTTCCTTGCTCTTTGGTGATGCTTCAATGAATCCTTGCTCTGCTTCCATTTTCTGTAACTTCTTCAGGTCTATCTTTTCCAGTGCTGACATCAATTTGTATGTCATTACCTTAATGCCAATATGTTCGAGAATAGTTGTAAAAGTGGTGATTGGCTCGTCAATCATATCTTCATAGCGCACTGTTATCTTGTCGCATAAATCCATCTGGTCATACGACTGCGTGTGCAGTTTCCATGATGAGATAAAGTCAGCACATTTTGCTTTGTCCGTACTGCCTAACAATGTTTGATGCTCACCCCTCATTGTCTCGATGACATCATCAATGTCCTCGCCTAAATGTTTAGCAAACGACACTGCAACATCTCGTGGGTCACGGATAATATGCACAACCTTTTTGGTTAGTTGTGGTGGTATCTGTGCTATACCGTTCGTCACGAGATTTGCTGCATGTGTCTTTACAAGCAAAGGGAAATGCTCGGCTGGTCTTTCGCTTATATAAGTCTCAACTAATCGATACAACGATACTGGTCGCATTAACTGCTGAATCTGTAACGGTAGCGTTCTCACATCACTGCCAACACCCGCATCATATCGCGTACTGGTATCGTCAGAGACTGATGTGACAATGTTATTCAAGTCTACTGACTCAGTGATATACGCCTCTATCAGAAGACGCAACCATGTGTTTCCAGACTTTGGATAACTCGCTAACCAGACTATTTGCTTGTAATCTTTCATGCTACTTCTTCACTACTGTTTTCTTTTTAGCGACTGGTGCTGTTTCTTGCCGCAGTGTCCAGCCATCTTTTTTATAACGTGGTAATGCTGACTTGTGGATGCAAACTACTTCCTCGACATCAGGATGCACGATATAAATGTTTTCTACTTCTTGGCTAATTTTGCTCATTTTAACTTCCTCTCGGATTGGTTAACGAAAAAAGGGAACGTCCGAAGACGTTCCCCATTGGTTTGACTTATGTATGTAGAATCTTACAAGCCAGTTGTGGTCGCAATACTTTGAAGCCATAAAGAACATCGAGTCGTGTGTACTCTCTATCCTTAATAATGTCATAGTCTTGCACTAAACGCATTGAGATACCATCGAACACTCTGCGTGATGCAAAGGACACGTTCTTTGGCATTTTCAAGTCAGCCGTTGCAAAAGCTGCGAAACCTTTCTGGAACACAACAGACTGATTGTATGCAGTCGATGCAGCACCAAGGAAAGTAATCGCAGAACTATCAGCAGGCGCTGCACTTACGTTCTGATAATTACCAGCAGTAACTATATTAGGAGCGATTTGCATCGTGCCTGCACCAGCAATATCTGCCAGCACTGTAAAGGTCTTCAGTACGCCAGTTGAAACTTTCGTTTCTGGATGCACTGAGAAAACCGATGCCAGTGTGAAAGTATCACCAGCCTTAATTGTCTTCGTGCCTGTATCGATTATCAGAGTGCCTTCACTTAACAGGTCTGATGCAGATATATCGGCAACACCAGCAGCAGCATCGTTGACTAGGTAGTCTGAAGTACCACCAGCAACACCAGTTGTGTGTGCAGGCAGAATGGTATTTTCCATAAAGTCGAAACCACCAGTGCGACCCATGTAACCTTCTTTATACATTTTGCTAACTTCTTTGGTGTCGTTAAATAAACCTTTCAGTTCGTTAACTAAATCAACATTAGCTTGTGTATCAAGAATGGCATGACGGTCACCATCAGGCGCAAGGTTATCAACTAACTTCTTACGACCTTGTAAGATTTCAGCGAATGCGACTGCTGTACCAGCATGAATGACGTTACTTACACCGTTCAAAACAGTTTCTGCGAAGTCACTTTCAACCATTGCTGCCAGCTTGCTAACTGCTGGAGCGATGTGGCGCTCAGTGAAGTCATCGATTTCCATCGCCAGTTCTTCAGTATCGAAGTACATTGGAACATGTCTGCGACTGTTAACCGTTAAAGTGGTCTGTGTTTGCTTGGTGTCTGCTGATGTTGACATCGTTGCGCCAGTGCCAGTTGCGTGTTCAATTGGCTGACGTATTTTCAACGAGTCACCAATCTTCGCGCCTGACTTAGCA